ATAAAGATTTCCTGGTATGTATTTGCAGCATAATTCTTGTCATTGATTACATCAATAGTTCCAAGATATTTAATGATACGCTCATAATCATTACCTGTGCCACTTGCATTGTCCTCCTCTGTGTATCTACCTAATGTAGAAACGGCTTCACCAGAAGTCGCCGTTCTCAATCTAAACGCACCAATAGATTGTAGATACTTAAAGAAGATCTTTTCAGCATCAGATTTATATAGGATTGGATCAAAATCATCATCATTTCTAATGATTTCTTCCAGGTTTAATGCATAATTCTGCAGTGTTTCAGCCCAAGACCTGTTAGTGTCTAGGCTTGGCACATAGTTATTACCCGCAACATCCTCAAGTCTTTCAAATTCGATTGTATTAAGACCGTTAACCTGAGCAGTAACTTCTGGAAGATCAAGTAGGGCATATTGAGAGAATTCAAACTTTAAGTCTGGATCTCCTTGTGCTCTTGTTAAATCTCTTGCAGCGGAAGCAAAGGCGTACATTGTACCACCCTGCTCTTGCACGGTTCTTACTAATGGTGTTGCCATGGATATATTTATATTTTATTAAGCGATGTTAATATTAATTGGTGATGCAGCGATTACATACCAATTTGAACCAACATATCTTAGAGTAATTGTACCAGCTGGGTCAAGTTCAATTGTAGAAACACCAGCAACAAGCGAAGCGTCTACAGTAACCATTGCATTAGTTGCAATGATTGTAATTTCTTGACCATCTTCAGCTTGTGCCAAGCTTACAGAAGGCGCTGAGTTACCATCAACAACATATGTTGAACTTGTATAACCCAAAGCACCTGGCATGCTTGTTGAAACTGCAACAGAACCATATACAACACCAGCACTTGCAGTAAGCAGTTTAGAAACCTCAGTAGCAACATCAATAGTTACTGCAGAAGCACCAAGTGCAATATCACCGCCAGCAACAGAAATCGCAGTAGCTTCAATATTATTTACGCCAGTTAGGTTTGTTGTTGTTGGGTCTAGAAGTGACGTTACCGATGTAAGCTCGTCATTAATAGCAGTGAAATTATCATTTAAAGTTACTCTAGAACTTGATAAGCTATCTGTACCCTGAATTAGTGAAATGATTGCCATTTTACGTTTTTTTATTTAATTGTTAGTGCGTTTTTGCTTATTTCATTAGTGTTACCATTAACATCAGTAACTTTGAGCTTAATTGTGTAATCACCCTTATGCTCAAAGAGATATGTTAACCACTTATTATTGTAGTATATATCTTCAACGTTTTGACTGTTATTCTGAATAGTCCATGAATAAGCGACCTTACCCGGTATTTTAGATTTATCAACCGAGAAAGTAACGTGTGATAGAAGTTCTAAGTCTGTATGATCATCAATAATTTTGATGTCATTGTACGTTGGATTGTATGATTTATAGTGAACCTGGTCTTCAATTTGAATTGAACCAACCAATACTTCAAGCGAGCTATAATCATAAACATGCGAATACTGTTTACCAACCACAAGAATGCCTTCACAAATTGTAGGTGAACCCGCTTTGAAAATTGGATTATAGTTAAACTTAGATAACACGTAATCCGTTGAAGCATTTAATAGATCTGCAGTATTTTGAAATGCAGCTGTATCTAGTGGGTCGGTTAGATCATCGAGTAGTGTAATAATGCCACTGTAAGTCGTATTATTAGCTACATTAAAATAGTTAACCTTAAGTTCAGAACCGATATCACCGCTTATGATTTTGAACGAAGATGTTTGGTCCATACCAACATAAGTCGCATCCCACCAAGTGTGCTTACCGTCATTCCATGTATGCTTTGAAAGGTTTTTCCAAAAGTATGGTCCAGTAGTTTCACCATAACCTCCAGGTTGTGCAGTGTCTTTATATCTACGAACCATTGAAAAGTTAACACCCTGTGATTCATCATGTAAATAGTTTGCTCTGTCAAGAGTTAAGTACAGTGTACCAATTTCAGCATCAACATCTTCTGTATTCTGCTGTGGGAAAACCCAATCACCACCGGCATCTTCCCATTTATATGTTGAATTACCCCAAAGAACATTGTCAACATCTTTCCACTTAGTGATACCGTAAATTTCAATAGATTTCATTTTAACCTCAACCGCGTCTGGGTATCTAAGAACAGTTACATTGTTAAACAAATCAACCTGTTCAAACTTGATAGAATACTTACCAGCATATGGAAGTGCTAGGGCAACTTTTAGGTAATCATCAATTGAACCGACAATTTGAACAGACCAGTTCTTTGGACCAGTAATAGTCCAACGTAATTCATATACGTTTCTCTTCCACCAGTTGTCCCATGTAATAAATGATTCAGCATCGTCCCATGTGAATTCAGCATCATTCCATGTATTGGCAAATGAAGTGCACTCAAGCATAAGTGGTGCACCAATCTTGAGGTCAATACCACTATCCTTGAAAGTACTTCTATCTAAATTATAGTAATCAGTATAGAAAGCTTCAACATCAGTATATAGTGTCGCCATATCTGTACCATCCACCTTTGAGAAGTCTTGTGATTTACCTTCAAGGATTGTTGAAACTTTTTCTAAATCTTCAATAAAAATAATGTCTTGATGGATCTTGATAGAAGGTTCAACACCCGCATTGATAGATGTGATTTCATTCTGGTTATTCCATACATTTGTATTATACAGATTGTAGAAGTCGCCTTCACCGATAATATCGATAATCTTAGCTTGAAGTGGTAAGTATTCACGCTGAAGCTTATTCTTCAGACCATATAGCTTTACAATAACTTCGTCTGGTGTAAAGTCAAATGCCTCTTCAACTGTTGGCATATCCCATTCATCAAATGAACCCGTAGGTGTATTAAGCTTATAGAATAAACCAAACCTTGAAGTCTTTTTGTATGAAGAAGATGGTAGCGCAACCTGCTTTAGTTTAGAAACAAAACCATTTGTTGCCGACGGCACTTCAACCGCTTTCATCTTACCAAACATTGGTGAGCGGTCATCAATCATTAACCAGTATTCTTTAAGCGTAAGATTATTATAGCCAAAGAATTTAATAGCATTAATAAGGGCTTTGTATGTACCGACAAACGGTTTAATGTTTGATAATTCTAATAAAAGCTCCTTACGTTTTCTATTGATTAGCATCCAGTCGGTACCAACCTCATTAATATCATGGTCCTTAAAAAGGAATTGGTCCTTTGCAGTAAGTGTTGCGCCGAAATTTGATAAAAGTATTTCAAGTCTTTCGTCCTCACCTACTGTTTCACCATATACATAAATCTCTGCAATAAGATAGTTATCAACCGTATCATAAATACGTAGGTATCTATAGTGACCAGCTTCATCCTGTGAGTTGATGGCCAATGTAAACTGAATAGCTTCTTTTGAATATGAATCACCAAGTGTATGGATGCCGTCTGTTGTACTTGTTGGTAGTGTACTAGGTTGTGGTTCAAATAATAATGAATCAACATTAGACACAATAAACTCATCATCAACTAGGTTTGTTGTAATAAGATTAATGTCTCTAGATGTATTCTTGGCATTTATAAATTCTGCCTTAAACTGAGAACCTACATTACTACCAATTGGCTTGACAATAATTGGCGCGCCATATTGATTGTATGCTTCTTCAAGCATGAAAATAGTTGCAGTTTCATAAAGACCAGTCGATACCTCCTTTAAGTGCAAGCTACCCTTAAATACACCGTCATTAGAATCATAAACCAATTCAATCTCCGATGCATTACCATTAAATAATCTAATACCTGAATAACGCATTACTTAACCCTCCACTCGTCCTTATTTACGCTAAAAGCTTTGAACACTTTTAGTCTTGAAACAGTTTTAATATTTTCTACAAACAGGTCTTGAATAAAAGAAATAAAGTCGGTAAGAGTGTCATTTCTTTGAATGTGCTTTGATAGCGCATTCCTAAGAATACTCTTTGAATAATCGCGACCTTGATTTTTGCGCTGATCATTCATAGTCTTAGTCAGACTGTACTTCTTAATAATCTTATATCTATAAAGACCTTCGTATAAATTCATTACAATGATTTTCTATTTGCAGATTGAATTTTTGTATATACAGTTCTTGGAACCGGCTTCGAGAAGCTAACAGACAGTGATGCCATTTGTCCAACCTTTGGCTGGTCAACAACAATACCACCAGATCTATCTTGCCATCCACCTCTGAACATAGCAACTTCTTCTTTATCAAGAATAATGTCACCGAATTCATCAAGACCCGTAACGTACTCCCTGACATCAGCTGGAATACCATTTGATGGATTAAATGTAACCGTGTTAGACGTCACAGTCTTTTTGAAGAATAGGATACGGTTCTTACCGTTACCAACATCTTCAAGAACCGGAGCTTGAGGTGTGATGGTAGTCTGAGTCACTGTATATGAACCAGTCCTAAGAGCATCCTCTTGAGACTTTGAAAGGAACTGTACGTTAACAGAATCGATACCATCAATATTTTCAATAAGAGCTACAATATCCGATTTAGGAAGTCTATCTCTTCTTGTAATCTTAAGAAGATACTCAGATACTTTTGCTCTAATATTATTCATAAGTTGAATTTCATCAAAACCCTCAAAGTGTCTTACAGAAACGTTCATTGCATATAGCTTTTGCTTTGGTTCAACAAACTTAATTTCTGTAGTCACCATTTGCTGGCCAGATGTTTCGATAGCCGTACGGATCGCATCAAGCTCAGAAGGCATAAAGAAGAATTCTTCAACAGGCAATGAGAAGTAATCCTGTGAAGATGTTGTCTTAGATGCAACCTCAGGTAGAAGGAATAGGTAGATAACATTGTCATCATCTAAGTATTGATCATCTGTCAAGTTGTATGCATCTATATAAGAGAACATATTGTATCTAGCCAAGAAGTGTTCGTAGTTATCCGGTGTAGCCAGTACAAATGACTTTGATTGCATTGGCGCAATTAGCTTTGTAAATTCAATTGATTCAGCGTCCGCACCCATTTTAGGTGATGAAGTCACCTGCATTTCAAGTAGTTCATTTAAGTCATATTCGTTCTTAACACCATCGTAGCCAGTGTCAACAAACTTAAAGGTCACATCTTTCGATTCACCAAGATTACCCGCGGCACCCTTTGTCTTAATATATTCAACAGTAATAAGAGCACCGTTATTTGGAATCATACCAAAGTTACCATTACCAAAGAACAGGTCAATACCACCCAAGATACCAGTCTTTACAATAACGCCGCGAGTGGATGCATTCATGTCATATAATGAATTGTAAATTGTCCACGATTCACCGTTAACTGCAACCTTTACCTGGTCGTGTGCTGTAGGTCCACCAGTCTGGATATTGAAAGTTTGAAAAGCTTCACCAGTACCCGTGACTGTTTGATTTTCAATTTGACCTTGAATAATAGGTATTTTAATATAATTAAATTCTGATTTGCTTAACGAAATAATATCAGAAGAAGTACGCATTAAATAAACATGACCGTTTAGATCTGAACGGATTTGGCTATTGGCTGGAATGTATAAAGCACTTCCTGCAATATCATTTTGTGTACCTGGTTTCCATCTAATCTGTATTTCACCAATAGATGAAAAACCTCTTGATGGATCGTGTCCAGTTAATCTTGCCAGACCATAAACTGATTCTGGTTGTTGAGCAGTCATAATATTCTGTTCAACTGTTGAATCTTCAATGTAATAAAAGATCATCTCAGTTAATTCAGACATTACCTGGATAATTTGCGCAAATGGCGAAGCTGCCGTAAATAAATTACCAGCTCTACCATAGACCCTACTTACGTACTGTCTTGCGTCCTCTTTAATTTCAGATGCCTTGATTCTAGCAGCTTGTAAAAATTTAAATTCAGCCATTTATTTAGTTCATTAATTTATGTAGACACCAACTTGATATTTGCTATCAATTGTAACGTCTATTTGCGCAATGTCTCTGACCTCACCTCTATAGAAAGAAACAAGAACCTCAACATTAAATTTTGCAGCCAATGGTACAAAACGTTTAAATTGTTCATTGACAATACCCTGAATTTGAACCTCATTATAACCTAATGAATAAACTAGGTCTTCCAGGTTGCAACCAAAATCAGGTTCGCCAAGTACTTCACCTCTATTTGTAAACAAAGTTGTCTCAATCTGTCCAATGAGTTGGGCTACCTCACTCTCAGAATGTACTTTATACGGATCATAATTAGGATCACCAATTGTTTTAACATAGAAGTCCATAGTAATATTATATATTCATCTTATGAGTGCATCATCCAATCAGTGCCTTCGTCCGATTTAATCTCTTCAATAATCTTATCAAGCTCGTCTTGACCCATACCCTGGATAATATCGGCATTGATAGTAATACCACCTGGTAGGTTGTAACTAAAGATTGCAAGCTTTTGACCAAACGCAACCATAACCTTAGCAACAACATATCTAAAAAAGATTTCATCTGCAAACAATGCACAGTCCGGAATAGTTTCATAAACTTCTAGGAATACGCCTTTCTTCGGTGTCTGTCCTGTGAACTTTAGCTCATGTGTTTGTTGTGAGTAGTGGAATGAAAGCGGATTCTCAAGAATCTGTCTAGACATTTCCATACCAGATTGGTTGATTACATAGTACTGTAAGTTTTCCATGGCATTAACCATACCAGCACCTTCATTTGAAAAAGAACCGTAAATCATACGCTCAATATCAAAGTCACCAGTTTGAAACGCAATTGAAGTACCAAAGCTACCGCTACCAGTTTCAAAAACACCGTATACAGAATAAACTTCACCACCGCCTGTAATGCTAGATGGTCCAGGCATTGTTAGTGCTCTTCTTCTTTTAAAGTGATCAGTTTCAAATACTTCCTTTGGGATGTATAAGAAGTTTTCAACCATAGAGTATTCATAGTTCTTATAGAACCATTGTTTAGCTCTTTTAATAATATTGTAGATCTCTGACTGTGGTAGATTCATTGGAATCATACAAGCACCAGTTACATATGAACCAATCTCGTTTAAAAAGTCATTTAAACAATTTGGATCATACGATGGTGGAGTTGTTAAGTCATTTAGATCTCCTACAAAAATATCGCCCATTTTTTTATTAATCTATTTTTTTTGATTGCACAATTTCAGTGCCATCAAATTTTGCTGTTTTTGCGGAGTACTTACCCTCCCTAAAAATGCCGTCCTTCATTGAACCTTTAAATACACCGTCCGTGCCAAATACATAGCAGTTTTCAGCAGAAGATGTTTGGTGAACATATGAAGACTTTAGTTTTGAATTTTTAATAACAGTTGACTGATATAAATTACAAGTCTCAATATCACAACCATCTAATTTACATTTATAAAAGTCACTATATTTTACCTCACCTGCAATTTCACAATCTACAAATTCATAAAACTCAAGACCGTGCGCACCCTTAAATACACCATCCTTGATTTGAATCTTAGACCTATCTGAGTCGTAGTTAATATGACCCTTTGTCATGCCACCCTCTGATATCAATTTAATAACACGCTCCTTGATTTGGTCCCAGTACATATCAATGGTCTCACCCCTGTTACCACCATCTTCACTAAGGTCAAATGTAAATCTGATATCATCAAATTGTTTAAAGTTTCTATGGTCTCTATACAAGTCAAGTATTGGTTGCATGTTACGCATAATTTTACGTAACTCAAGTCTATTCAATTCAGACAAGCTTGAATCAGAACATACATCATGAAGCTGTGTAATAGATAGGTCCATCAATTGTAGGATGTCAACCGTGCGTTTTTGATAATCAGTACCACCCAAGTATCTGAATTCAAGATAACCCTTTTCTTGCTTCAAGAAATTTACACCATAATACTTGGTGTCTGGATATTTAAACTGTGTCTTATTTACAGTATTCTCATTGAATAAATACATACCATTTTTTGGTAGGATGTATTTAATAGATTTTGCATATACAAGATTCTCTCTTTGTGGGAAGTATTTATAGACTTGATCCTCTTTAAATTCAAGTACAAATTTAAGAGTATTCATATGTGTTATAAAATACTTGCCATAAGTTCCTGATTGAAATGAAATATTTAAGTGTAAACCACAACGGTCATTTGTGTAACCATTAGTATCAATCCACTTAAGCATCTTGATGGCAATCAACCTAGCATCCGTATATGGCAAAGGGCCAGTAACTAATTCAATTAGCCCGGCCCCACCCGACATGTCGGGTTCCATTTTAAATACCTTATCAGATGGCTGAAAATCCGAGTGTGCTTTCTTTTCTATTTGAATCTTTCGACCCAATAGTTCGCCTACCGATTTTGCAGTTTCTTCTACAGAAGTATTTGAATAAAATTCAAATTCAAATCCAACTTGTGAATTTAGAAGAACATCTTTATTGTGTTGGTTTAACATAGGTGGAATCTATCTTGTTTAAGTATATATCCACCTCACATAAAGGTTAGTTGGAGCTTAAGCCCCAACCACCTTTAAGAAAACCTTCTTCGTATCATTGTCAATCTTGGTAATTTCGACAGCAACCTCGTCACCCTTTGTAAATCTTTCAGTCAATGAAATATTCTTTTCAAAGTTAGATACGTGTGCCATACCAGTGATAGTTCCATGTAAACCAACAAATACGCCGTAGTCTTTTACAGATCTAATCTTACCTGTAACTACAGATGGAATTTGCAAATCTTTTGTGAACTCTTCCCAAGAGTTGTCTTCCTTAACTTCTACCTGTTCAATTTGAGTAAGGATAATCTTCTTGTTATTAACAATCTCCTTAATCTTAAATTCAATTTCATCACCTGGTTCGATTGAATTATTCTTATGCTTGGCAGACCATTCTGGACTTAGGTCATTAATGTGGATCATACCTGTCAAACAGTTATTGAATTCACAGAAGACACCAAACTTAGCCGTACCGGTCACAAAACCCTTCTGTACTGCGTCCAAATTGTTTTCAAGCTCACCAATCATTTTTGGAATCATAGCTTGTAGATAAGCTCTGTGTGAGACCACAATAGTACCACGCTTAGCAGAGAATGAATCAGGCACAACATACATTTCAGTACCAACGATTGATTCAAAATCAGCCAGCTTATTGATACCTGCTAGTGAACCTGGCATGAAACATTCAATACCTTGAACCTTAACAATGTAACCACCGCCTGGAATCATTGAAGTAACCTTACCCATAAATGCAGTACCACCTTCGTCAGCTGCCATTCTAAGTTCAGCAAATATAACTTGCTTAGCACCTTCAGTAATTGATGCAAGTGCATATTCACGTGCTTGAGTCTTATCACTAAGAACCTTTACAGATACTTCATCACCTGGTCTGTAATCCGCAATAACATCACGGTCTTCACGAGACAAGTCGATATACAACATTTCTCTATAGTTTACATCAACCGTTGCCCATCTAGTAGACATAGAATGAAGCTTACCAGTCATAATAGACCCTTCAACAAGTTCACAGATTTCATCCAAATGGAATGAAGCATTGTTGTACATGTTGTACATCTCCTGTGCATTTGATGCGTGTGAATAAACAATGTGTTTGTGGTTTAGCGTCTTAACCTTATGATTAGGTTTTAGCTTGTGGTTGTGATGCGCTTCGTAACCGTCCCAATCAAATTCACCATTAGGAAGGATGAAGTTATACTCATCATGGTTACCTTCCAGGGTTAGTTCGAAATCGTCTTCTTGTACTTCGTTTAAGAGTTGTACATCCTCTGTTTGAACTTCAACTTTTCTTTTGCTGATACGTTCTCTTTTTTTGTTTTCCATTTTTTTGGTTTAAATAAAAAGGTGAATAAAAATAAATAATAAATTATACATTATATACCCTATTTTTATAGGGTCAATTTTTTAAAGTTAAGAACCCGGGCGACCGCCAATTTGTCCTACATTATCGGGGTTATAACTACCCGCGGCAAATGCCCGATTGCCAGATGAAACGATTTGTGGTTGCGGAACCTTTAGCCATTCGTTATAGCTCTGGAATAATTCACCCCATTCCGCTTCAATCTCGTCAGAGCTATTTACTAATTTCTTAACAGCTTTACGGTTCTTTTTCTTAAGTGGCCATTCACCATTAACGCTATATCTTGACTGTGCTTCAATCTGAATTTCTTGACCTGTTATTGTAGCACCCTCTTCAATATTACCACCGCCGGCTTCAGGGTGTTCGGTTTTATAACCATCATCTGAATTCTTAGCTTCTTTTTCAGCTTTAGCAAAAGCATCTTTTAATGATTGCTGTACTCTTACAATAGGTGCTGCAAGTTGAACTATATCTGTTACAGCCCTATGTTCACCAAGTCCAAGCTCATCCATAAGTTTTAATACAACTAATACACCGGCAAGTACAATATCAATCTTAGTTTTAATTGCAATAATCTTAAGACTAATTTTCAAAACACTACTTAGTGGGTTTGGAGCTACTGGTCCAACAACCGGTGGCATGAAGGCATCCGTGATAGACATAGTTACCTCTTGTGCAACACTACCCATAGTACTTTGCATATCTTTAATCTCAATCTTTAATTGATCAAGCTTATCCTTAAATGCTGCCTTACCAGGTCCCTGTAAAAATGCCTTAGTCTTTTCTTTCTCAGCTTTTACTAAATCTTTAATAGTCTTTTTATCAACTTCAGGATTAGCTTCCTCTAAGTCTTTTTCAATTGTTTTAAAACCAAGCTTATTATCCATATACAAGTCCATGATAAAATCATCACCCGGTAAGATAGCGCCCACTGCTAAATAAGCCGTAATAGCACTTGTAAGTTCGGCAAGCATTAAATCATTTGAAGCACTAGATGAACTAGGGGCATTAGAAGTACCTGAAGTACCAACCGAACCAACACCTGGATTTGCGGCACCGCCGCCCTGTGTTTGATCACCACCGGTCTCCTGTGTACCACCATTGCTATTAGACATCGGTACACCACTATTTGGGGCTACTATTCTTTCTGGCATGTTTTATCTCTTTTGCTTAAAAGTTTTAAACTTAGCTTTAGTCAATCCAAGCTGAATAGTTGTATTCGGTAATACTGGACCGCCATATGGAATATGTTTATGATTGCTAATAGCATCAACAATTTCTTCAAGTATCTTTGATAGTGTTTCACCCTTTACTGCTGGCTCACTTTCATCATTATAACTTGATGCTATAAAAATATCATCAGCATTGATATAAACTTTACCATCCTCCGATAGTCTAACCATTGGCGCGCCAGCTGCGCCGTTGCCTGTTGAGATAATAATACCTTCACCCGGTGAATAAAAAACCTTTGCGTTTTTTTCACCATCATACATTAAAGAAATAACATTTTCCGGTTCTATTGAACCACTTAATACGTCGTCTTTTAAAGCCGTATTGTTATTAATGTTATATTTATAAAGAGGTGTATAGATATTACCGTTGTCAAATATAATTGCAACTATATCGCCAACCTTAGGTACATTATATGAACCGTGTGTATTATTGGCAGCCAATGCCCATGGGATATCCTCAGCATCTAGTAAGTCGAACTTACCAAATACTTTGACTTTGCATCGACCGAGTTGTTGTGGATCTTTATTATCAACAACTTCTCCAATCCAATGCGAGTCCCTAAGATTATCTGTAAATAATTCTCGTTGGTTCATTATTCATTAACATTACCTAAATTTTGCCTCTGGCTACTTATATTATTTATCGTCGGCAAAATTGAGTTAATTGAACCTGCTCTCAACGCGGTACCCAATGTTGTACCACTACGTACACCAAAGATATTCTCCCTGGCATTCTTTAAAATATTATTGGTTTCGGCTTTAGCCGCCGTTACATTATTTTTAAATATGTTTTCAGGTATTCTTGAAACACCACCTGCAAGATTGTCAAGTTGATTAACAGCTCTCTCAAATGCAACATCAAACACAGAACCATATACATTGTTTGGTCTTGTAATATTTTGAATAGGATTTAAATTGTTTAAACCACCCATTGCAGTATTTAGTGCATCATTAACGGCCTGACCGGCACGTGATGCATACGTCGTGTTACCCGGTACCTCTAGACCAACACCTGGATTATCATCAATAGTTTCACCCAGCATACCATTTAAATATTGTGCTGAAATCTTTTCTATAGTTTCATATTTAATCCTAATCTTTGGCTTTGGATTTTCAGGCGCTGCACTATTAAGATTTTCAAGGACTTCTTTACCAGATGTAATATCAAACTTACAAGCACCAAACTTAAACATAAAGTGAGGTTTAAAATCAGCAGTAATATTAGTATTAATATTTGTATTACCTATTGATGTCTGGATGTTTCTAACCTCAGACACAATCACATACATGTTGAATCTTTTATAATTCTCTGGCAATACTTGTGTCCAACCCTTTAAATTATAAACAGCTTCACGGTAAAGGTCCATCAAACCAGATATTGGTAGGTTGATAGTTTCATTACATTCAATTTCAAGTTTTGCATCATCACCACCCCAATAAGGTTTTGTCATATCAAAATCAAGAGCACGATCAACACCAGTAATTGAATTAAAATACCATGGCATCTCTTGGTTGATTAAGAGCATAGTGTCAATAAAAGCACTAAGCTTGTCAGCTCTACGGTCTTCACCATATTGTTCTCTTAGTGACTTCACCGCAACATCCTTATTAAATAATGGACTTGTTACATCAAACATTAATGTAAATGTCAAAAATGTAGGATCCTGGTATGGATTCTTTGCATTTTTATTAAGGTGTCCTTTTAAGAACTGATATTTAGTTTGATCTGCCATTGTTTATATATCACATATTTCCCATCTGGGCCGGCCACTCTCTACGAGCTAGCTTAAGGACCTGACGGTATTGGTCGTCTTGATTATACTTGTACTGAATGCCAATAATAACATAGTGACCACTTAAGAATTCATCCAATGTAAAAGTACTGTAATCACCGTCTTGCTTCACAGATTCAGCTTGTAGTTCAGATTCCTTTGTTGTGAAACCATCCTCAATTGCTTTTTTATTCTGGTCGTCTTGAAGTGCTGCGGTAGATATCTTATAATTGTAAATAGTTACAGGCACTTTCATATACTTATAAAGCGCTGGGTTTGCCACGGCCAATTCAACCTCAAGCTGTAACTTATCTAGCTCTACCATATTCTGAATATTATTAACTGCCGCAAAATTGTAATTCAAATGAGTAGCATCAGATTGAATACCAACATACTTTTGTTTATAATGCGAAGCCCATTCATCATTGTCATTATTACGACGACCTTTTAGTGGCTCCTCATTATCCGCAATCGTACTACTGACCAATGATTCAACATCAAATTCAACCAGTGTATTTGTATTAGCCAAATCAAAAAACTGCATCTTACGCTTGTATCCATTCTCCAAAGCTACTTGAGTTGCATTATTAAGAAGGTTGTAGCTTTCAATGTATTGATTTGTACCATTAACTAAGTGATGGTTTGAAAGTATCAATTGCACATCGCTCTTACCGGCGCCCTCTTTTGGATCAGTACCCCTTTCATTAAAAACCTTTGCCGAAATCATTTCATGTATTTCAATGTCATTTGGCGCATTGAATACTGTCTGTAAATCTACGTAATTAATATAGTAATATGGATCAATTGAATAAGTTTGAAATGCATTATCTGAGACATACGAATGTAATACAGTGTCTGAAATAAGTTCAAGCTTAGATTGGTATGCACAAAATCTACGCATCTTATCATCAGTTGCACCGATGTTTGTTGCTAGTCCAAGCTGTAGGTCTTGTGCAATTAATTTGATATGTTCAAGTGATGTATTTTCACCGTATGATTTACATTCATCCGTATACATTCCAGGTATCCTAGCAATAGCTCGAACCCTATATACAGAACCGGAACCATTAGTTATTTCAGTTGCATTTGTTGGAAACCCTTTAAATTCAAGAATGTTAAAGTCCATTCTAATATCTTTATATGTACCGGCTTCATCAAGCTGTATTCTTAAACTAAGAATGTCACCATCTCTTGGAAACTTGTCAACAGACAACAATCCCTGTCTATCTGAAATCCTTGCACGGATTTCTGGGTACTTGCCATTTAAGTCTAGAGTAAAGTCTTCAATATCACCTTGTGTAAAAACATACTCATTAATTTTAATATACGGCGCAGCCCCACCTTGAGTATCCGATATACCATCACCCGTTGCACGCTCGCCAATATTAGGCATTTGCATAGGTTCTAGTTTTATACTAGGTTCTAGTATTGTATAAATATGACTATCTAATGCCATAATTAAACTTGGCTAGGATTTAAGTCCGTGATAGGACCAGATGTAGCATCTTTATTTACTTGACCGGTCTTAAGTCTATTTGGTGGTAGCGCTTCTACCTGTGCAATTGACTGAAGGTATTCAAATCGCTTAATATCTTTTTCAGTCATTCTACGTTGCTTTAAGAACTTTTCTTTTTGAGTTTCTTTTGACGAACGGCTTGGCTTAATAAACTTTTTAAATGAAGTAATATTTACGGGAATAAAAAGAGTGTCGCCTTCATTAATGGAAAATGGATTTGAAATACCATTAAACTTTAATAGGATATCAAGCATCTTATCTGTTGAATAATATTTTAAAGCAATTAGATCAGGTCTATCTAGTTCATGTAATGAAACCTCGTGCTCAATAAGAGTATCCGGGTTCATATTAAAAAATACCGTTGTAGGTTCAGTCATTACAACTTTACCATCAACAATTCTTTTATCTTTTAGTGTACGAAAGTCCATTATCCGTTAGCCATTTTTCTATAGATACCAGCTTGATGCGGTGTATCTGCATTACCATAAACTGAATTGTTTGTACTGTTATTAGTATTAACGCCGCCTTCCGGTGTTAGGTACATACGTTCTCTACCACCATTAAACATTCTTTCAATGTCCGCCTTATCTCTCGGTCTAGCTGGCTTTAGCGAAACAACAACAGTTAATTCAGTCGGGAAACCCTCGTATGACATTTCACCGCCAAACTTAAAGTCCGCCTTATCACAATATAAGTTACCAATCGTAGCGATAGGCGCCATTGGATTACCAATAGTTACATGGTATTGACCAGTAGGATCACCAGTCAAAAATGCTTTAATAGCTTCACCACCTTGTGGAGTACCAAATAAATCCATAAGTCCGCCGCCGATTATATTCTGTGTAAACTTATTACCCATAATACCATTCTCTTTGATATCAGCAACAATATTACCAACCTTACCAAATACGTCACCAACAATAGAACCCAAGAAACCACCAAAGTCACCAGACTTTAATTTACTAAAGTCACCAAATGGTTGATTCATACCTTGCGCACCACCAGTATATCTAGTTGATCCACCCCAGAAGTTACCATTATTATATGTAAGCACTAACATGTTTGCCAGTAAATCTAAGAATGCAATTTTCGGCGATACACCATCAAGTTGTCTTAAGCTATAATGAAACGTTAGGGACATGTCGCCCGTAAAATCAAGACCAGCTTTTCTAACCATTACCTTATCAATAATGTTGATAGGACCAAATACGTGGTTTGGATATGTACCCTTTGTAGCATCATAGCCGCTATTTGCCGCCTGTATTTGACTAGCATCCATTCCATTCGCAGCGCCTAAAGCAGCAGATGCAAAGAAGTTACCACCAATCATTTCACCAAGCTTACCACCTTTCTTTTCGCCACCCTGTATTTCTTGGATTTCAGATTTAACCTCTTCCCATACAGTGCTCACATCAAACTTTAAAATATCTTCAAGTTTATTGCCAATAGTTTCGTCCATCCACGTTACAGCACGTGCAATATCTGGCATGCCATTGTTAACAGTTTCTCCACCTGGTCCAATAACCATTGGATTAATAATATTATCTTCAACCGGCATAGGGAATCTTCTCAACGTAACCATATAATTATTAGATACCTTACCATAGTATTTAGCCATAGCAAAATCCGCAAATGACCATTGGTATCCTGGGTTATTCTTCTCTTTGGCCCAATCAATAATTCTTGTTGCGCTTGGGTTTCTATAATCAGTTAGATCTTGACCAGCATTAAGTGGTTTATTGTAGTCGGCATTTGAGATTGTATCAAGTGGCCCACCAACATAATTCATAAGTGACCAATGGTTGAACAGAGAAAATGGTACGTCTGGTTTACCAGGAATAGTCGTACCAGCACTATCTGTACCATTACCGCCATTTGCCTTACCCGGCGTTTCAACCTTATAAGATTCAGACGGCGCAGTCGCAGAGTACACGGCGCGTGTATCAGCAAAACCCGGCTCAACAGAACCTGGACTAATAAATGTTGTGTTTGTTGGTATACCACCGGCCGCGGCGATTTCAGCCCTTAGCTTAATAGCGGCAGCCCCCGTAATTCTTTCGCCGGTTAATTTATTAAAAAAAATACTTACACCACCTTCTGATTGCTCTATAAAATGATCAAAAGACTTGGTAATGGTTTGGCCATCTTTAGATGCTTCGGCCTCGTCCTTCTTTCGTTGTGCCCACGCTTTAGCATCGTAATACTGTGTAGTACCCCATTTTTTAAGGGATCCAGCTTCATCATATAACCAG